TGCTCTTGTTGTCCTTTTTGTGCTTCGCTTTCCTTCTTAACATATTCTGCCAAGTCTTTAACAACATAGAAATATTCATAGTATTCCATATTATTAAGTTCGCTAGGCTGGATATGTAAATGTTTATAGATCCAGAATCTAATCTTAAAGAAGTTCTCCAGCGAGATCTTGAACAATGAAAAGAGATTTGATGCCGTCGCGAAAGTTAATAGGAATAGAGGCCTCCTCGTCCTCTATGGTAACTAGCAACTCAGGCTTGATACCAACTTTCACTTTTTCAGCTAACTTATATAACAATAAGTACTGTCCGTTAGACCATCCGTTCATCTCTACTTCAAGTTCGAAAAGTCTTTTCTGGTTAAATCTTCTCCAGTCAGTAGCAACATATGGAGCAATTTGAATAAGTGACTGATCGATTTCTTGACCATTATCTCTTCTGTCTCTATTATATGTTGTAATTTCTTACATTACACCAATTGATGGTGGACGCATAAAGATTTCGCCATAGCTCTTTGTTCTAATTACATAACCTCGAGCCTCTGCGTCGTAGTATTTTTCAACATCTGCAGGAACTCTGAAGTAATCAAAGTATTCTCTCTTGATTTCAACTTCATGCTTCTTTCCAGTTTTTGAAGTGTAATCAACCTTTAGACTGTTTTCTGGTTCAGGGAACGTAAGATCTCTAATTTGAAGAATTAAGATAAATCTGTCCTCTTCACAAATATCTTTGTAAGATACTCTGGTAGACTTTGAACTTACCATTGTACATGATTCTACAATTGCATTTAACTTTGAATCAACATCTAAAATATTATTCTCATCAATTGTTGAGAAATGTCTAATTTCAGCAACCTTTGCAGCTCTAATTTTAAGTACTGTATCTGCTGGATAGAATCTACCCTCAGATGGTAAGCTGCTCATCGGGATCTCATGCCATCCAAGTGCAAGGTCAGGAGCTGTAGCCGTATCTGGCTTAAACTTATCCATATTTACACTTCCAAGGCCTTCTCTATTGATTGCCTCTTCCATTGCTTCTACATCTGGCGTTTCAACTGTAGCTTGTTTTTCTCTAGCAGCTAATTCTCTTTCTAGAGCTTCATTATTTTTGTTTTCTTCTACCATTTTATTTTTCTTTTAGTTTATTAATGTGTTTTTTAACAATTGATTCCTGTTCTCCTCTCGAGTTACTTTGCAACTCTTTCTGTATTAAAGACCGAATAAATGCACTTACCGAAACCGGTCTTGTTTGATTTATAATCGCGTCATTTAATATCAGTCGATTAACTTCATCAACTTCGTCCTCAGTTAGAAGAACTTGAAGCTTCTTAGTTAATTTGTGATTTTTTATAGACATAATATCTTGATATTTTAATATGTTTTCGGTGCAAAAAGAAGGGAAGGACCCTGGGACCCTTCCCTTATTTAATTAATCTTAGTTTAATTCTTCTGAGAATGTATCACATCTCCAACTTACCTCTAGTGTTTGAGGGTCTGTAGTTTCATATGATAATTCACCAGTAAATCCAAGTGCTGAAGTAATGAAACAATCTTCAAGTGTTACTTTTCTGTAGATGTCTCCAGCTCTATTGAACTGTACAATAACAATTGTTCCAACATAGTCTTTCTTAAGACCCATCTCACCAGTTTCTGGATTGTACTGTTTTCTATACCATTCTCTCATTGTTTTGTAAACATATGCCTGATTTGAATCGTTCAGGTTCAATGAGAAGTTGATGGTTACATCATTCGCAGTTCCATCTGGCATACCAGCATAAGAACGAGTAGCGAACTTGTATTTTTGTTCAACAGCCGCAACCTCTCTGTAAAGTGTCTCAAGACCAGAGATTGAGTTGACGTGTTGTAGTAGCAAATCAGCTCCTGCTACTCCATCTGGTGGAAGAATACTTACTTCAAACAGGTTAGCCTGTACTGGCTCGAAGTGTTTACTCTTCTTACTTGTTTGATCTTCTCTATAATGTGGTAAAGCCATAATTCTTTATATTATTTTATTTATATATCTTTCTTATCCAAAGTTACCTGCTTCGATATCTCCAGTGTTTAGTACTGTTACACGAGAAACTAAGATTTCAAGACCTTTAACTGGCTCGACATAAGTATCAAGGATACCCATATTATTATCGATCACTTCAGTTGTATTGTTGGTCGTGTCCATGATATTTCTATAGTCGTAAATACCTTGGTCAGTTCTTACTGATTCCATAAATGAATCTGCAAGAGTCTTAATTTCAAGTCTTGTCTGTGCAGTGTTAAACTCGAACAGGTAGTTCTGTAAGATCGCTGCTAGACCATCTTCGATGTAGATCAATACCTCTCTTACGTGAGCTGAAGAAAGAGCTGATTGAATGCTTTGTTGAGCGGTCTTGTTACCTTTAATTACAATACCTGCACCTCTTTCGAATACGATTGGGTTGATACCAAATGGTTCAAGAACGTCTCTGTCATTTTTATCGAATGCATATTCAACACCTTGTACTCCAGATCCTCCGACTGCTCCTCTTCTTGGACCAGCTACGATTGACCATGGTAGAGAATCAGTGTACTTATCGATGTAATTGTTCGATACGTAGGCTGCTGGTGGAATCACTTTAGTTTTTCCATTCTCTAGTACGTTTAGACCTGGACCGTAGTAGAATCCATAGCTTGCTCCTTCGTTAATAGAAGGTAGAGTGTATAGAGCTTCTGGGTTCAGGTTTAGGTTACCTCCAGTTCCAACGTAACGTGTATTAAATGCTCCTGTATTTTCATCAAGGAATGATGGGTTAGTAGAAGCTTTTAGTTCTTTTACCATCGGTGCGTTTAGAATCGCTGAAACATTTTGTCTCTCTTTTGCAAGTAGAGTAAATTGTTCTTTGTTTAAGATTCCGCTTGCAGCTTCGTAAGATCCAAAGGTATCTACTAAATATCTGAACGTGATTGCGTCTTTGTCTGCTAATGTATTTGAAACTCCATTTCCAGGTGTTAATACTTCTAGTAGTTCCTTGATTGTTTTGTCGCTGTTTTCAGCAGCTTCAAGAACGAATACTTTATAAGCATCTGATGCAGAATCAAAAGATCCAAGTGCATAATCTGGTGCCTGTGTTACGTCTCTGTGACAGATGAACGTATAAGTGTATTTGTCGTTTGCACCTCCGTTAATTCCAAGCTCTGCCTTCTTTCTAATCTCTAGGATTCTTGCAAGTTTATCAGAACCAGTAATTGGAACGTACATTCCTACTTTAATGTTATCGCTAATAACTTTAGATTCAGAACCTCCAGCAGCAGTAGTGTAGATGTATTTGAATTCTCCAGCAGTTGCTGCATTTTCAAATGTCCATCCAGGAACATCATTCGGGAAGAATACTGTTCTCTCATTTACTGCAATTGAGAATAGGTCAAACGCTAATTGTGGAGTTTGATCGTAAACTGCTAATTCTACTTGACCGATTGAAGGTGTTGCAAATTGTCCATTTCCAGAAGGTACGATTGTAAGTGTACCGGCACCATCATCAGTTACGTTAAGAATTTCAACATATTCTCCAGCGTTTGAACCTGCTAGGTATTTACCTCCTGCAAGTGCTCCAGCCGCAGCTCCTGTTAGAACTAAGTTAGCTCCAGAAAAACTAAATCCTGCGAATGTTGCGTTATTTTGTTCGTCTGCAAATGCTTCATATTTTGCTTTGCTAATATCTTCAATCGCAACAACGGTTACGTCTTGTGTTGCAGCTGACCAGCTTTCATCAGCAACTGATACTGAAGCGATTTGAGTATATTCTCCATCGATTGAAGCATATAAGAAGTTGTCTTCTACAAGACCTGATGAAACCATTGCACTGTAGTGTGCTAATGTAACGTCTTTAATAGTCATTGTATCTCCGTTAACTTCAACAACTTTTTCAAATGCAGCATCTCTACCTTCATTTAGGTTTAGTGGCTGTTGTTGAATTACAACGTGAGAAAGAAGTTCGTAATCTTGGTGAATGTCGAATGATTCTCCTACAAAATCAATTCTATCAAGTGCATCTTCGTTAACCGCACAGAAAAGTCCAGTTCTTCTTGATTCAGCATTGATTAGAGTCTCAATGTAGTACATTCTTCCTTCATTATCTTGGAAGTCAGGAATTAGAGAACCTGTGTATTTAGCAACTAGAGTAACTTCTCTT